ATTTTTGTCTCCGTGTTTTATTTTTTGTTAGAGCGTTTAATCACTCTATGAAGTAATAATATCACAAATATTAACACTGTCAACAAATATTTACAAAATAATTAAAAATAACAACATCATATATATAGTATAACGTTTAGTAATCGTGAGATTAATTAAAGGATTTTGGGTTATCGTTTATTTGTAATTTGTTTATAACAAAAATTAACCACATCGTTGTTGTTAATCTTATGTACGCGCGTAAAAATGTGGTAAAATTAACCGCTTTTTTAAAAACGGACTAAATAAACACAAAGGAATGTTTTTTGAGTTGTACAAGATGAAAAAAATTATTTCTGTCTCGCTGTTACTATCTTCGCTATCAATCTCTAACGCTGCGCACGCTGATAATCAAACTGTATATGTTCAATTTTGTAAATTGGCTAATACAACTGATACGTATTGCGATAGAACAGTAAATCTAACGGCAGTGTTGCGAAAAAATATACCGGTTGTGTCAGTTAATTTGTTGTCTTTTAATGGGCAAGAAATAAACAAGAAGCAATTTTGCGTTGCTGGTATATGTTCGTTCGATTTGTCGTTTATTGTAGTGCAAAAAATAGGCGCAATGAATGCTAAACCGATACAACTGCAGTATAACAGCGAACAATCCTCAAACAGTTTTATTACCCTTGTTAACGTTGATGCTCCGCCGTTTGCTCAAAACTGTATATATAATCCGTCGTGATAATTGCGTTTTGATAATATTGTCGTTAAACTGTGCGTACTGATAACCAACAGATAATAAAAAATGTCTAAAAGCAGACCAAACGTTGATACGTACGTAAAAGAGTACGACACAAAAATAATACAACTTGCGAAAGCTGGTAAATTTCTGTACGAGATTGCAGCGGAGTTTGACACGACTCATAAAACTATGCTGATCTGGCGTCAACGTTATGAGTCGTTCGCGATTGCATACGCTAAAGCGTTAGATATTGTCAAAGCAAATCTACAGCGCGAGCTGTTTAATATGCGACATGAGCGTACTAAAAACCCTCGCTGCGTTGAGTTTTTGTTGGAACAAATGGAAGGACAGCGTCAGTACAGCACAGTACACGTGCCGGGAATCGCAGACAAGAACATCAATAAAAAAATTGAGTCTCTATACAATGCTGTTGATGCTGGCGATGCAAGACCCGACCAAATCAAATTACTTGTTGAGTCAATAAAAACATCTCAAGATGTGCAAAGCGGTCAAGAGACGATTAATAAGATTAAAGAGATGCTTAAAGCTGGCAAGACAAAAGAATTACTCGAGCTGCTTGATAATGTATGCTAAGACAATCATTTGCTCGTAAAGTTGATTACGCTTATAACTCTGTTTTCTCTGAAAAGCGAGCTGATATCACTATCGACACTGAGAAAAAAGAATTTCATCTGCTCGATGACGATGACAAGAGTCTTTATTACAAACCGGTTCCGACAGCTATAAAATTTCATTCATCGAATCTTCTTGTTCGCGGGATAATCGGGCCATATGGATCATCAAAAACAACGTCAATGCTTGCTGAGATTATTTTTCGCTCAGCTGAAATGCCGATATATAACGGAAAACGGTATTCACGTTGGGCAATCATAAGAAATACTTATGCTGAGCTAGAAAGCACAACATATGTGAGCTGGATGAGCTGGTTTGCAACACTCGGAAGAGTTAAGCGCAATAAAAAACCTCTTCTCACTGTTCGTCATGAATTTAATGACGGGAAAGGCGACATTGAACTTGAGATACTGTTCATAGCATTAGATAGCGAAAGTGATATACGTAAACTAAAGTCTCTTGAAGTGTCGGGACTCTACATCAATGAAACATCCGAAATACCATATCCAATTTTTGAACATTCGATAAGTCGTGCTGGGCGGTTTATGTTGAATGTGTACCCGAAATATTTTAAGACGGTCATCTTTGATACTAACCCCCCGAACGAACGGCACTGGATTTTCAAAAAATTCGAAACTGAAAACATTGACGATTTTAAACTTTTTCATCAGCCACCCGGACTTTTAAAAGACAAAGGCGGTAAATGGATTGCAAATCTAGAGTGCGACAATATTGAACGTTTGGGCGATGATTATTATCTGCGCATGATAAACAACACGGAAGAGTTCATAAAAGTTTATGCGCTTGGGCAATACGGCTCTGTCATAACGGGCAAAAAAGTTTATCCGGAATATAATGATGACATGCATAGTAACAATGCGTTAAAAATCAATGTTGAGCTTGATACATACGTTGGAATAGATTTTGGTTTGACCCCCTCAGCTATTTTTGTGCAAACGAATGTGTATGGTCAATATCTCTGCGTCAAAGAACTGATTGCAGAAAGACTGGGTATTGAGCAATTTATAGAGTTGCAATTATTACCATTTTTAAGTCAGTCCGGCGTTAAAGTAACGCGCTACATTGGCGACCCAGCAGGTAAAATGTCCTCGCAAACCGACTTAAAAAGTTGTTTTGATATATTTGGACAGTTTGGACTTCATATAGACGGAGCAATTACAAACAATATAACACCACGTCTTGAGGCGGTACGAGTGCCTCTCAATAGGTTAATTGACGGAAGACCACAGGTTCAAATATCGCGCGAAGGATGTCCGCATTTGCGCGAAGGGATGCTAGGCGGATATCAATATAAAAAGCTGCGAATTGGCAGCAGCAATGAAGAGATATATGACAACAAGCCGGATAAAAATACCTACTCGCACATACATGATGCGCTTCAATATATATTCCTGCATATAAATAATCAGTATAAAATAGGTAATCAAGAAAAATTACCGATTCGCAAAATGAGGCTTTAAAATGAATTTCGATGAAGTTGATAAGAATATAACTAGCTGGTATGACAGTTTCAATCATAATTACAATATGGGTCGAGCAGATAAAGAGTTTGCTCTATTGACGCAGTGGACAGCTAGGGAGCGCATGGAAATGCGTAACAACATGATTCCGGAACTTCAAAGCAACTTGCTGTACAGTACGACTAAAGCAGTAATAGGACAATTTGCAGAGTTGTCACCGAATCTACAGCTAAAGCCAAAAGAATTCGTGCTAACAGAAGAATCAGACGACGAGCTAATAATGCTGCAAAACAAAGTCAACTTTATGACAAACTTACTAAGAGCTATCGCGTACGATTCAAAAGCAAATGTAGCTTATCAAGAAGCATATGCAAATATGATTTATTTAGGTTACGGTGCATTACGTGTTACACATGATTATGTTGATTGTGATTCATTTGACACAGCAGCTGGCGTTGAATCAATACCTGAACCAGAACTTGCTTTTTTTGACCCAAACTCAAAAACGGCAACAAAAACAGACGGCGAGTATTGCGGTTTATATACACGCATAGAACGTTCAGTATTTGAAAAAATATATCCTGATGTTCCTTATGCAAGCAGTTATCCTGCGCCAGTGCCTGGACGTTTCCAGTGGTTCAGCAAAGATACTGTTACTGTTGTTGATTACTACATTAAAGAACATTTTAAAAAGAATATCGTTCTATTAGATAATGGGCAAACAATCGAAAATAAGAATCTTGATGATTATCTTTTGCAAGCAGAAATTGAAGGACTTCCAATTCCGCTTGTTATCAAAAGACGAAAAGCGGATGACTATAAGATAATGCACTATCGAATGATACGCGGACACGTTTTAGAAAAGTCAGAGTTTCCGTCAAAAGTATTACCTATTATTTTTTGCCAAGGTGATAGATTCATCATTGATGGCAGAGAGTACGCGCAATCTTTCGTAAGGCATGCAATTGATCCGCAGAGAGTCGTTAATTACGCTCTGGTAAGCTTGGTTCAGTCGCTTAAAAATATCCGAAAAGAACAATATATGATAAGCGCAAAACAGCTAGAGGGCCATGTAGAGCAGTGGATTAATCCAGAGCAAGTACAAGGCGCGTTAGTCTATGCAGAAACAAATGCACCTCCGCCCACTAAACTGCCAGCCGGTGAGGCATCTCAATCACTTTACGCGCTTATGCAGCAAGCTGGTCGCGATATCCAGGCTACTATGGGTGTTTTTGATGCGAATCTAGGAGCTGACACATCGGAAGTAAGTGGCGTTGCAATCGGTAAAAAACAAAAATACGGAAATCTGTCTCAAGTTGTATTTAGGGAGTCTATTTTTAATGCTATGGAAGAAGTTGGACGCTGCATTCTGAGTATGATACCAAGAGTATATGATTCCAATCGAGCCTTTAACTTACTAAATGCAGACGGTACGCAGCAGCAAGTAATGCTTAACTCAAGAGACGATTACAAGATTGAAAAAGATAAATACGATGTAGCAGTCAATGCCGGTCTATCATTTGATGATCAAAAAACCGAAACGCTTAATCTTCTTCTTAAACTGGTTTCGCTTGCTCCGCAGACAATGCCATTAATCGCAGACCTGTTTGCTGATTTACTTGATGTTGAGAACAGAGCGCAGCTTGTAGAACGATTCAGAACGCTTGTACCACCAAATATATTAGCCAAGGAAAATGGACAACCAGCGCAGCAGCAGGGGCCTTCTCCGCAAGAAATACAACAGATGCAGCAAATGCAACAAGCAGCTCAAGCGCAGCAACTTGAGGCGCAAAAAGTACAAAATGAGGGTAGAAAGATTGATAATGAAACTCAACAGATAAAGGTCAACGA